TACACCCATGACATTTGAAGAAGCTGAAAGAACTTATGGACGTGGAAGAATTAGAAGAGCTATGACTTACAAAGCATTAAATAAATTGATTCAAGGTTCAGCAGCTGATATGACTAAGAAAGCAATGTTAGATTTGTATAGAGAAGGAATTATTCCACATATACAAATTCATGATGAATTAGATATTTCTGTTATAGATGACAATCAAGCAAAGAAGATTGTAGAAATAATGGAAGGCGCCGTTACTTTGGCAATTCCCAACAAAGTAGATTACGAAAGCGGTGAAACGTGGGGAGATATTTATGGTTGATTATGTCTTATTTAAATGCAAACATACCACCCATATACTGTAAAATACGAAGGGAGTATTTATATGACTTACGAGAACATAAAGGCGAAGTTGAAGATTGTGTGGTCTTTGCTATTGCAAGCATTCCAGGGCGTGCAATCTTATTTCATGCTTTACTTACGAATGGTGCAATATATTGGAGGCTTCCTATCAGTGCTTTTCTTCAAGGAAGAAACAGCGGTACTATGCATCAAGGAAAAATGGAATCTCCAGATCTCGAAGATCTTGAGCTATGGAATTCATTTAGTTATTATCCTGCTATTACTACTTTTGATTTTTTAATAGGGCAACGCTGTAAATATTTAGGTAAAGATAAAAAATTTATACATGGTGAATATTTATTTACAATTGATTGGGCACATCCAGAACCTAATATCTTGGATACTGAACATTCCGAAATTCCTGATCAACATAAGTGTGCTCACGTTTTGGCTCTTGATAACGGTAATTATGCAGCTCAGCCTAATAATCGTATTCTGTGGAGTATTCCTAGTTTTACCACTTCTAAACATTGGCCAGATTATAAAGTTACAACTACAGAATGGAATGTTGAAAATAAAGGGTTTGTAACTGATGACACAGACAATTTTTTTTATGATATAATTGATAAGGATAAAAAATAAATGAGTAGCGAATTTAAATTAAGTGATCAAACAAATATAGCACTACCTATTAAAAATATAGTTGCTATTGTATCTGCTATTGTTGTAGCGGTGTGGACTTATTTTGGTATTGTTGAAAGATTAAATAGATTAGAGACTAATGAGAAGTTAATGGCTCAAGATCTTCTTAAGAAAGCAGATCAAACTCCTAAGAACCAAGAATTATTTATGTTGATTGAGTATCAAGCTAAAACAATAGAGAAACATACAAAACAATTAGAAGAAAATGTTCATACAAAAGTATTAATATCTCAATTAGAAAAGAAAGTAGATAAACTAGAAAAAGAATTAGATACCGTAAGAGGTAAATAATGATTGAAGCAGTATTTGCATTATTAATGTATATGAATGGTAAGCTAGAAGGATATTCTCCTAAAGCTAATATTGCAGATTGTTTGGAACAAAAAAGAAAAGTAGAACGTGATGGTAACCCAAATGTTACTTCATGGAGCTGTAAAGAAGTAAAAGCCGTTGTAGAAGTAGATAAACATGGCGTTAAAAGAATCAAAGAAGTTAAGCAAGATTAATTGTATTAACAACCTAGCAGTTGGATGCTGCCTCTCAAATCAATGTAAATGTTATGACAATAAAGAGTATAATAATAAAATATTTGATAGTAGCTCTAGTAGCATTTGTATTAGGTACATTCTTCCCGAATCCCGTCGCCAAGAAGAAGACTGAGAACGCCACAATCGCCTGGGCCAAGAGCCTAGGATTTGGTCCCCCGAGGTTTGAATATAATAACAACCAAGAATTCATTACCTCCCTTAAAAAGTGTATCGCTTACCTCAATTTTGACATCCCTACAAATAAACACATAAATACAGAACTTATAGTTGCACAAGCTATAGTAGAAAGTGATTATGGAAGATCACGATTTGCACGTGAAGGGCACAACTTATTTGGTATAAGAGTATGGTCAAAAGAAGGTATGTTGCCTTATAAACAACCAGATCATATAGATTGGCGTGTTAGAGTCTTTAAAAGTAAGTGTGATTCTGTTAAATATTACATAGAAATTCTAAATACAAAAAAGGTGTATGCAGAATTTAGAAGAGTTAGAGAATTAACATTAAATAGAAATCCTATTGCAATGGCTAAAACTTTGGATAACTTTTCTACAAATAAAGAATATGAAAAACATGTTATTGAGGTTATAAATAAATTAAGAAATGATACTAAGTAAAAGCTTTACATTAAACGAATTAACAAAGTCTCAAGAGGCTTTAAGACTTGGTATAGATAATACACCAAATGACGAACATATAGAAAATTTAAAAATACTTTGTGAAAAAATATTACAACCTCTAAGAGATTATTATGGTATGCCTGTATCCATATCTTCTGGCTATAGATCAATTGCACTTTGTGAAGCTGTAGGATCTTCAGCTAAAAGTCAGCATACTAAAGGTCAAGCTGCAGATTTTGAAATATTCGGAGTAGTAAATAAAGACGTTGCAGATTTTATTGTACAAAATTTTGAATATGATCAATGTATACTTGAGTTTTGGAATGAAAATGAGCCTAATAGTGGATGGATTCATTGTAGTTATTCAAAAGAAGGTAATAGAAAGCAGTACTTGAAGGCACAGAAGGTAAGTGGTAAAATTGTATATTCACCAATGGTTTAATCATGCCAATAGGAAGATCACAAATACCTCAACAAATAGAAGGAAAGCTTCGTGGAGCAAAACCATCTAAAGCTATGCTTGCATATAAAAAAAGAAAGAAAAAAATAAAATGACAAAGTTATGTTCTAGAGGAAAATCAGCAGCCAAAAGAAAATTTGCAGTCTATCCTAGTGCCTATGCAAATGCTTATGCTTCAAAAATCTGTGCTGGTAAAATAAAAGATCCTTCAGGTGTAAAAAGAAAAGACTGGAAACCTAAAGGTGCTTATATGGGTAAATTTATAAAAGTAGAAATGAATGATAAAAATTATTCTAATAAATCTTTAAAAAATTATTATGGAGATTTATTAAAATAATGTCAGAAAATAAAAACAAAGAAGAATCTACAATAGAACTTGCTAAAAGAGTGGGTTCTAAAGAAGCAGCAAGAATTATTACTGAGCAAAAAGCAAAATTAAAACAAGAAAACAATTTTGAAAAAACTGGACAATATTATTTTGATCTTGATCTTGGTTTAAAGCAAGGTGGTCTTGCAAAATGGTTTAATGAGAACTGGGTAGATATTTCTGCCCCTAAAAAAGGAGGAGGTTACAAAGAATGTGGAAGAAAATCAGCGAATGGTTCAAAAAGAGGTTACCCAAAATGTGTTCCTGCTGCAAAAGCGGCAAGAATGACGGAAAGTCAAAAGAGATCAGCAGTAATTAGAAAAAGATCTGCAGGTAATGTTGGTCCAAAACCAACAAATGTTAAAACAATAGTAAATAAACCTAAAAAAATGCAAACAGGTGGTATATATAACATGACAAAAATGAGGTATATTTAGATATTATGAAAAAATCTAAAAAATATAAAGACATGTCTATGAAACATGAAGGTATGGAATCAAAAGCTATGGAAGCTAGAGAAACTATGCTTGAAAAGAAAGGATATGAAGAGACTAAAAGTGGTAAAATGAGACCTATGAAAGCTAAAGAAGGTGTAATGGCAAAATTATCACCAAAAGCAGATTTAGATAATGATGGAAGTTTATCTTCTTACGAAAAAAGAAGAGGAATGGCTATTCAAAACGCTATGTCTAAAGAACCTATCAAAGCACAAAAAGGTAAAATGATAGTTAAAGGTCAAAAAGCAATACAAGTCAACAAACAATACTTCGGAGAATATTAAAATGGGAATGAAAACATATTTAAAAGCAGGAATAATTCCAAAAAACACACCAGCAAACGTTGCTAGTATGTTAAAAGGATTTAGTGCTAAGAAAGTTTCTAAAAACGTTAAGAAAAAATAATGTCTAATGGCTACTTCAGGAACTACAACATTCGATCTAGATATAGATGATATTATTGAAGAAGCCTATGAACGTTGTGGTGTAAGAACTAACAGCGGATATAATATAAAATCAGCAAGAAGAAGTTTAAACATTTTATTTTCCGAATGGGGAAATAGAGGTGTTCATCTTTGGAAAGTTGTTCTTAAAGAACAATTACTTACTGCTGGTACATCAACCTATAATACGCCTCAAGATTGTAGTGATGTATTAGAAGCTTATGTATCTACTGCTCAAACAATAACTCAAACAACAAACGATATTTCATTAGATAAAATAGATAGATCTGCTTATGCAGCTCTTCCTAATAAAGGACAAACTGGACAACCTTCACAATACTATGTGGATCGTCAAACTAATCCAAAAATTAGTTTATATTTAACACCAGATTGTGCACAATATATTTATTTAAAATATTATTATATTAGCAGAATTCAAGATGCAGGTGCATATAGTGATCAAGCAAATGTACCTTATAGATTTTTACCATGTATGATTTCAGGACTTGCATATTATCTTGGACAAAAAGTTGCACCAGATAGAGTTCAAGGATTAAAATTAATATATGAGGATGAATTACAAAGAGCTTTGGAAGAAGATTCTCAAAGAACAAGCTCTTATATTTCACCTTATTCTTACTTTGGAGATGGAATTTAATGGCATTTGCAAGAGGTAAAAGATCCTTAGCTATTTCTGATAGATCAGGAATGCAATTTCCATATGTGGAAATGAAAAGAGAATGGAATGGTTCTTTTGTGCATTTTAGTGAATACGAACCAAAACAACCTCAATTAGATCCAAGACATCATAAAGCAGATCCACAAGGATTAAAAAATGCTAGAGCAGATACTGTTCCAGGCGGGGGTTGTCTTGTATTATTAGATTTATATTTTTGGCCAGGACAGTTTATTTCAGATGGTATGCAACCTGGAATAAGTGGGGATGTAATTAATGCAGCTAGACAAGCATACTCTAGTGTTGGAGATGTAACTATAAATATAACATGACATACGCAGAATTATTATCAAATATAAGAAATTATACAGAAGTAGATTCATCAGTTTTAACTGATGGTGTTTGTGATGTATTTATTAAAAATTCAGAATATAAAATATTTAGAGAAGCTGATTCTGATTATTCAAGAGAATATGCAACATCAAGTTTTAATTCTGGCAATAAATATTTATTATTACCAGACGATAATACAGATGAAGGATCAACTACTGTTAGAAGAGCGTTCATAGTAAGATCTGTAGTTGTAACAAATACTTCATCAGCTCAAATATCCCTAGAACCTAGAGATGACACTTTTATTACTGAATATAATAGTTCTGGAACAAGTGGTTTCCCTAAGTATTATTCAATGTATAAGGAAAACGCTATTCAAGTTGCCCCTATACCGAATAGTAACTATGTAGTTACATTAGATTATGTATATACACCTGATAATTTAAGCTCAACAAACACTAATACTTATATCAGTCAAAATGCACCAGAATTATTGTTATATGCTTGTTTAGTAGAAGCCTTTGCATATTTAAAAGGACCGATGGATATGTACAAACTATACCAAGACAAGTATAATACAGCATTACAAGGATTTGCGTTAGAACAAACAGGTAGAAGACGCAGAGACGAGTTTCAAGATGGTGTGTTACGAATTAAAATTAATTCACCATCACCATAATAACTATAAGGAGTACAATATATGGCAATAACACAAGCAGTGTGCAACACATTTAAGTCAGAACTTTTAGGTGCAGTACACGATTTCGATTCAGGTTCAGGACAAGCTTTTAAATTAGCATTATATACATCAGCGGCTAACTTATCCGCAGATACTACAGCTTATACAGCTACAGGAGAAGTTGCTAACTCAGGACAATACACAGCGACTGGTGGAATTTTACAAAGTCAACAAGTATCACTTGATAGTTCTGTTGGTATAGTAGATTTTGCAGATTTATCTTTCACAGGAGTTACGTTAACAGCTAGAGGAGCATTAATTTATAATACATCTGCTTCTAACAAAGCAGTTTGCGTACTAGATTTTGGCTCTGACAAAACTGCAACATCAGGAACATTCACAATCGTATTTCCAGCATTTACATCAGCAGCAGCTATATTAAGAATCGCATAATTTTAGGAGGGCCAGGTGGCAGATATTACAGTAGAAGTAACGTCACCTGGTACTCTTACCACGTGGGGAATCTCTTCTTGGGGATCTTCAGCATGGGGACAAATTTCAGGATTAAGTTCTGAACAAAATAGTGCATCTGTTACAATAGATGTATCTTCTGATATCACTGGACAACAATTAAATTCTACAGTTAATGCAATTTCTATAACCGCAGATGTAATATTAACTTTAGACACTAATTTACTTACAACTTTTGTTGGAGATTTAACAGCAGGACAAAGTCAAGAAGTAGAAGTAACTTCTCCTGGTGATTTACCTTGGGGTTCCGAAGCATGGGGTTATGGTTCGTGGGGCAATATTGGTGGAATGGATATTTCCATTGGAGCTGATACTGTTCTTACACCTTCAGTAGAAGTAGATGTAATAGGAAATCAATTAAACACTACTACTGGAACTTTTTCAATTATAGGTGATGCTAGTCTTGATTTAACTGGAATAAGTTTAGCTACAACTACTGGAACAGTAAATGCTCAAATAGATTTTGACGCATCTGTTACAGGACAATCTTTAGCAACTACAGTAGATACAGTTACCATTACAGCAGATGCTAATATAGATGTAAATGGAAGCTCATTAACAATATTATTAGGAGATGCAGAAGAGCAGATTACAGTTGACGTATTTTTAACTGGAAATGCAATTTCTATAGATCTAGGATCGGCTGAATTAGACGCAAATACACTTGTAGATGTAACTTCAGTATCTGCAAGCACCACTGTAAATTCAGTGTCTATAATTATAGACGTAGCCCCAGCTATTACTGGTTTACAAATGACATCAAATGTTGGAAAAGTATTCATAAGTGCTTGGGCTGTAATAGATATAGGAGTAACTAACAATTGGGCAGTTGTTGACATAGCAGCTTAATCAAACTAAAATTAGGTATTATTACAAATTTAAAACAAATTTATGGCTTCTAGTTATTCTACAGATCTTAAACTTGAGTTAATGGTAACGGGTGAAAACTCAGGTACTTGGGGTGATAAAACAAATTCAAATCTAAACTTATTACAACAAGCTATTGCTGGTTATCAATCAATTGCTCTTACATCTACAAATACAACATTAGCAATGTCTAATGCAACTATTTCTGATGCTAGAAATGCTGTTATTAAATTTACAGGAACAATAGCTGCTAACACTACTGTTTTTGTAGATTCAGGAATTGAAAAAACGTATACTATAGAAAATGCAACGGTAGGTGCTTTTACACTTGCTTTAAATCAAGTTGGTGGAGCTTCTGTTATTTGGGAAGCTGCTGATAAATCTGTTAAACAAATTTATTTAAATGGAACAGATGCAGTTGATACTGGTTTAATAAGTGCAACTGGAGTTGCTACATTAACTAATAAAACTTTAACTTCTCCTATTATCAATGAAATTGATGATAATGCTGGAAATGAACTTGTTATTTTTTCAAAAACAACATCAGCAGTAAATGAATTTACAATTACTAATGCTATAACTGGAACTGCTCCTGAAATTTCAGCAACAGGTGGAGATACAAATATAGATATTAAAATTACTCCAAAAGGAACTGGTAAAGTAAATATAGACGGAATTAAATATCCAAACACAGACGGATCTGCTGGACAACTTTTATCTACAGACGGCTCTGGTAAC